ACAGGTCGATGTAGCAGGCAATCTTTTGCTCAACAGCGTCAGCTTTAGGCCACAGGATTTTATCCTCTCCCGTCACCTTATCTTGCTCACGCTTGCCTGCACTATCTTTAGCAAACTTCGGCAGCTTTTTATGGCTTCCGAGGTCGACCAGCAGACCTACTTGAACAGGAACCAAACCCTCTTCAGGGATGATCGGCACGAATGCTTTCTGCTCAGTGTTCTCGTTACGTGCAGGAGCGTTGATATTGCGTGGTTTCATAAATTATATTTCCTTTAGATTAAATTGTTATGTGCTAAAGCCAGCACAGGCTTTGTCCTGAGAATGCAGGACGCATTTACATCATCAGGTGCAGCAGGAAGCCTGCCAGAAGTGCCAGTGCAGACACACCGATAATCTCGCTAGACGCTTGCACGGCATCTTTTTCTTGCACATTGGTAGTGTACGGATTGAACATAAACGTGTTCACTAGCAGTTCGAGCCCAAAGACAGCGACAATCGATAGTACAGGCAGACCAAACACAGCTACAGCAAACCAAGTCCACAGCATTGTAATAACGAATGCGCTGAATCCCGCTGCTACAAGTCCGAGTACAAAACTCAAGGCAACCTCAACACCGCTCTTTTCTTTCTTCATACTTCCTCCTTGCTATCATAAAGTTTCAACACTTCAGCTTCAATCTCAGCCCAAGCTTTCGTACCAAGAAGATTACTGATTTCAATCTCATCGATAAACACAGCTTCGATAATCACTTCTTCTGGAGATTCAGGCTCATCCTTTGTTGAGGGGATGGCTTGGTAGAACCTGAATTCCACTTCTAGCTCAACTCCCCGCAGAACAATCCTACGAGTGAAGAATTGTTTATTTGCTTCTAAATAGCTCAAGAATATCCTCCCAAATTAATAGCAAGCCAATTTTGACGAGCATCCATCTGTAGTGTAGCTCATTCATTTTCTAGCTCGTGCATTTTGTCCAGCATACTGTACAGTTTATCGATCTCCCGTTGCATCATGCGATTCTCCTCATCGTTTGCATCCATCTCGTCGCTGAGGAGTGAAATACGCTCCTTGATTTCTTCTTTAGTCATTCTGTCTCCTCAAAGGCTTCAACCTCAACACCCGCCACAGATAATGCAAGAGCAACACCTTTCCAGAAGTCTCCATCTTCACTAGCATCTTTTGGCAAATCGATGTAGTAGAACTTACGTGTGTTGTCCCGCGAAAAGCCTATCTGATCTTTCATAAATTTGTACTTGATAATCATACATCCTCCTCAACAATATCAGAGTTATAGTCTGATTTGCTCAGAACCTCTGCAAATTCTTTAAGATTGTTAGCCCAGCAAATGTCAGGTACACGTAGGTGGAACTCATCAGGTGTCAAACTATCTCCCATCGTAACATTGAACTCAAAAGCATGTTTGTTTTCTACAAGCCACGCCATCGCGCCATCAAACTGCTCTTTGCACAGTACAGTGATTTCAACATCAGAGTGCATTACAGACGCCCTGCCTCTTGTTGTGTACTTGCTCATGTACCCTCCCCATCAACTGAAACGTCATTGTACACTGTTTTCTCAGGATTCACAATCATTCTATCAATCTCTCCTATAAGATTGTTGACAGTGCGTAGACTTTTTACAACACCTTTAGCATCTTGTGCTGCGTGACCATTTTTGTAGAGCCAATCCATCAGCTTGAATGCTTTGGCCCGATACCAGTTGTAGCGCTCATCCTTCTTGATGCAGACTCCTTTCGGCATGTCGTCACTAATCTTAACAAAGTATGGCAGTTTTATAACCACATCACGTTGCTTGTTTACTATCGCAGTCAAAACTACTACCGCAAGTTTTGTATAATCTGCATCTGTTGCCTCGCGAGTAGTGGCTTTGTGTGCAGAAGTGGGCTTGAATCTGGTGGGCGTCTTCACAACTCAAACTCCAACAACTTCTCAACAACTCGATCATCAACTCTGCCTTGCCAGATAGCAGCCATCTCGCGAGCGGCCCTCTCCTTCGCCGACTTGTAACTAGCTGCGGCTTCTTCTAATGTATGAAAATATCCTAGATAAATTCGTTCGCCCCGCCCGTCCGAGCAGCGCGCCTTAAAGCCGTTTCCTACTTTTGTTATACCTGTGGGCAGCCCATGTTTAGAAATCCGTGGCCCTGATAAAAACGAATTCAAGTGGCTCGGAACAAAAACACATGTATTTTCGCTGTAAAGTTTTCCGTTCCCTACGATATCCTTGTCTAATTGCCAGTACGAGCCATTGCCGTTTTTACACAAGAATCCTATCTGATGCTGGCACCACTCTGCAAAGTATTGAAAATTTTTAAAATTGTCAGAAGTTTCCACCCCAATATAGGTAGGTTTTATCTTCTGGTACTCCCCTCCTACCAAAGTTCTCTGATTCATTCCAGCCCAAAGGTATCCCTCTCGGGTAGCGATCTGAATCCCATCCTTGTAGTAGGATTTGAAATAAACAGGGGCTCCTGTTGTCTCAAATTCCATCATTCCTCCACAAAGTATTTATTCGGAACCGTCTGCCACGTATCCCCGTTGAAAGCAAGATCACGATTATTCGTAAAATTGTTGCGCATTCCTGCTCCGTACGTTCGTGACATATTCTTTGTCGATGTCGGCCTGTTGGGCATCGTCGTAGCCCATTTCCCATTCGTCTGCTGCACGGTCGCAATCTCCATTAGTGTGCGGGTTGTTCGTGATACCGAGGGTGTATGCTGCACGCCCCTCGTAGTAGAATTTGCTACCATTTTTACTGCGCATTGCTGTGTTGTCCTTAGTGAATATCTGAATACCTGTCACCAAACTTGATGTCGCAGGCGAGTTCTCGGTTAAGTTTAAGTTGATTGTTAACGGCCTTAAGGCCATCTGCTACAACATCATGATACTCTTGCTCTTTGTCATCGTCAAGCTCAATAATCAGTTCATCGTGGAATTGTCCCAGCAACACCCAATGCAAGCCACGCTTCTTAGCAATCTTCTCGCAGTGGTAGAGCCACAAGTCCAGAATGTAAGCGCCTGTGCCTTGAATCAGAGTAGAAAACCTATCCTTGTCAGATCGCAGAGAATACCACATCTTGTTGATGGGGTTGATCTGCCAGTCTCCGAAGTCAGTCTTCTTAACCACCATCATGCCAGCAATCTTGGCGATTGACCAGTTCATCTTGTGGTATGCAGCATGCAACTTCTTAGCCACAGCCGTGCTCACTTTTGCTGTACGAGCAATTGTTGCAACACCCGCTCCATACTGGCACGCATAATTTGTGGATTTGCCCACAGCACGAATCTCGTCAATCCGCTTAAACTTCTTATCCCCTTCTGGCGTGTGCCCGGCCTCCGTCAATGACTTGTATTGAGCGTACCAATCCGCCTCAGCTTGTGTCATCAACCCTGCAATCACTGCAATTGTATTGTGTGGGTCAAAACCTTTCGTCATCTGAGACTTGACGTACTCAGGGTCAAGTTTCCATTGAAAGTGGTGCTTAAGCCGATCTTCCAGCGATGATAAGTCTGAACCGAGCAATCTCTTACCGGGACGTGCCATGAGCAGCCCACGAAGTTCCTTGCCATACTTCACTCGCAAACTCGGCAGATTTACGCATTCACGATGCTGGCACCTCAAAGTATTGGTAAGCCCTTGCATACGGGCCGTTACCTCGCCATCAATCTGATCCCGCAAGAACCCTTTCACAACACTTACACGATGATTTAGAATGCCCAATCCTGCAATATGCTCAATACCTGCGCACTTAGGAATCAAGTCCTTCACGCTCTGGCAAATCTCACCTCCTTTAAGATTGATTTGCGGGATATTCCTGTCAGGTTCACCATTCTCACCACGCACGAACTTTAGCGTTTGTGGTTCCCAACCTAATGAGTCAAGCCACGCTTTGATCTGTGTGTGCGAGGCTGGGTTGCCGATGTTCCACTCTTTGACAACTTTGATATCTTCTTTGTGCTCAAATGGGAGCCCTGCTTGTTCTGTCACCTCTTTCCATCGCTTGCCAGCTTCAGACATCTCGCCATTCTTCTTAAATGGTGCAGACGGGCGCTTGCGAGTTACATACTCAGGAACCTTCGGCATCACTTGGCGCAATGCTTCCGTCTTCTCTTCAATGGCCTTCTCAAGCTCTGCTTGCAGGGCAATCGCACCTTCTACATCAAGCTTCCAACGATTCTGCTGCTGTTGCCTGAATTCCTCCATCTTCTGCATCAAGTATGCAATAATCTTCTTGTGTGCATCAGGTCCAGTGCCGTACAACACATTCAACTTTGCCATCTGCCTCTGCCACAACCTCTTTTGAATCTTGCAGTCTTCCTGCACACGATGGTTGTATTCCTCTTGAGTTTGATTTTCCCAATCCTCAATAGCAGGTTTAGGTACACCAAACTCTTCGCCATATTCTGCCAAGCCGTGCTTCATACGATTTGGCTCTAAATACCAGCTTAACGCAAGAGTATCAATAAGATTCACACGAGACACATCATAGCCAAGAAGCTTAAGGGCCTCCATGTCAAACAAAGCTCCGTTGTGCATCACAAGCGTGTGGCCCTGATTCAGAAACTCCTGCAAGTCACTGCGCTGATGCCCCTCAAAAAGAATCGTGTGGGGCGTATCGATGTCAATTGCGCAGAAGTTGTGCAGTTTCGGATTGGCCTGCTTCTGCATCTGTTCCAACAATCCTGTAGTTTCAATATCTGCTGCATAAATCCCCACACATCCTCCCTCAATCAATAATCTTCGCCAAATGCCTACCAAGCTTCGTCAGCAACTCTTGAGATACGCCCTCTAGAGCCTCCCTCTCGTTGTCATACACGTACTCGTTGACTTCGATGATTTTTTCGTGAATGCTGAATACATGGCTGTAAGAAACGTCACCGTATTTGTCAGTGCACTCCTTGAAGCCAGCGTACCGCAGTCCCAGCAACGACGCAACATCCCACGCCGTAATTTGTACGCTTGCCATATCACTCGTCCCCAAACAGCTTAGCAGCTTCGTCAAAGCTGTACGTCACACTATAACCTTCTTGTCGTGCAACATAAGCCTGCTGAAGCCAGAATGCGTCATCTTCAACAATCCAAGCTTCCAGAGACTGCTGCCCGTGAAGATCACCCTTGAGCGTTTTCTGAATGTCGCTCAGCGCAGCAATCTTACGTTTGAAACGCTTGATATACGGCGTGAACAATGCTGCTTGCTCCGCAAAGGCATTTGCCAGTTGTTGAGCCTCTTCGGCAGCTTCAAAATTTCCGAAATCGTCGTGTTGAAGAGCCGCTGATGCGTGTTTATCCGATTCGGCGTTAAAACGCTTCCGCTCAGCCTTCAATTTTGCATACTCTTCGTGCAGACCAGTAATAACCTGAGCCTGTACACTCAGCAAAGTTTGAATTTGTGCTGCTTTCATTATCGATTCCTTTTCACAAATTCCAGAGTGGCTTGATAGTCTTCATAGTACCAATGATCTTTTGCTACAACATTGTCAAGAATTTCTTCTTGCTTTTCTTGAGGAAGAATTGTGTCAAGGTAGGTACGTCCGAAGTCTGCAAGACGTTGTTGATAGTCAGGAGATTCGTAGTCATTCCAGCCAAACTCCGTATTGAGTACATTCAAGCACTCTTCTACAGGCATGCCGTAATCGTAGCAATCATAAACAATTTCTTTGTAGTTGGTGTTCATCACACATCCTTAATAAATTGCTTGCGATTGACCTCTTGCCACAGAAGCTCGTTCAACTCTTCGTGCCACTCCGTAGGAACATCTTTCTTGTTCTCAAGATTGTGCAGCATAGCCTTCAGAATAGCAACCTTACGAAGTCGTTCGTGCTCAGCTTTTGAGGGCAGTTGAGTAGGTTTGCACATGCCCTCAATTATTGCATCAAAAGCACCCTCCACAGCTATATCCTCGTCCGTGACAGGATTTTCAAATCGTTCTAGAATGTTGAGCTTGGTTTCAGGTTGTTTAAAGTAATCCTTAGGCACAAATCCAGCAGGGGTAAGAAAGTACTCTTCATTGACATGCCGCTTGAAATAATCCCCACTTCCGCTTTCCTTAGTAGTCTTCAACACCGACCCGGAAGAGTAGACGTATAACTCTGTAGCGTCGTCAAACACAGTTTGACCAACAACATTTTCATATCCAGCATCCGCCAAAGCTCTACTGACAACATCAAAATTGTGCTGTTCTGTCAGGCGAATTTTCATGTTTTTCAAATGTGACATCTTCCCTCCTTAAAATGTTAGAGCGTAAGAATTATAGCAAACTCTGTACGCTCGTGTCAATTAGAATTGTTGAGGATTCTGCTGCAACCAATCGTCCATGTCATGCATAGTGTGGGTAACATTGTCGTAGTAGTACTTGCCAGCCATGCCCGTGCGGCCCGTCCAGCGACACTTGCTCATCTTCATGTGCGTTGTGTTTTTCTCAGTCTCGTCCTCTGCCTCTTTGTTACGAGTGAAGATAAGATTGCAAGCACCCGATTTAAGAATTGCAGACGAACCGTGAATGTCCTCTTCATGCATGTTAGCGCCCGTAGAGTTAGCCTTCTGCCCGCTGCCACTTTTACGCACGTGATTTACGTTAATGAAAGTGCACTGGTGACTCTTGACCATACCCTTCATCCAACGCATGAATACAGCTTGCTCCTCATTACTAAGCCCGTCAAGGATGTCTTGTAACGGGTCAAGGATAATCACCTTACAGCCGCAAGCGATGATGAGGTTCATGATAAGGTCTTTAAGACTCTCAATCCCCCCGTCACGTTCTTCTACAAGGTGCCAACGCGGAGTGCCGTCGTCATTGTACCACAGTTCCTTAGCCTTGGCTTGCACATCTTCGCTTTGGATAAACTCAATCTTCTCCTCTACGTCCTCGATAAGATCAATCTTACGCCCGATATGACGGCTAAGAATCTTAGTGCCATACTGCCCGCTATCACTCTCAAGTGTCACAACGCCGATGCGATGAGGACTGTTGAATACCCAAAAATATGTGCACTCATCTACGATTGTGGATTTGCCTGTTCCACTGGCTGATGCAAGATTTACAATGACGCCAAGAGGGATACCGCCTGCCATCTCCTTCTGGACTTTATGCATAAATGGCGGCAGAGGAATCTTAGGCGTACGGGCTTGCTCAATAATCTTATCCATGAGGCTGTCACTGCCAATGATGCCGTCAGGGCTGTACGCAGGAGCAGAGTAGAACAAACTGACAAACTGCTTCTCTTTACCTTTCTCAAGATATTCGTTAGCGTCCTTAAGCGACAACTTCATCACAAACATCTTACCTTTTGGCAGAACATCCACAAGCTTCTTAACGGCGTCCTTACCGGCATCATCGTTGTCATAGCATACAACAACCTTATCAAAGTTGTTGATCCAATCGTAATGTTTTTGGATTTGCTTGTAGCTGCCAGCCTCACCAATTCCGCTCGACACTACGGGGATGGGGTCAAAATCGCTACCTTTACCCTTGCGATAGTTTTCAAGCATGAGATACGCCGACATGGCATCAACTTCCCCGGCGCAGATCAACAAATATTTACCTGCGGAGTTCCGCCACTTCCACTGTCCAAAAAGTTCGGAGTCCTTGCCAATCTTACCGACGCTGTAGAACTCCTTTGGCAGACGCCTCACTTTGAAACCTGCCGGTTTGTAGCCCTCGGTGTAAGGGTAAAAAACTTCTGTCACAGCGCCTGTCTCTTCATCGCACTTGAAACGGCAGGCATATGCTTTATACACTTCATCCGTGATGCCTCGGCACCCTTGCCCGTTCGTCCCTGTGTAGCTCTTGATTTTCTCAACTTCTTCTTGAGTAATAAGTTCTTTAGTCATAACCTCTTCATCGTCATATTCGTAGTTATCGACGCCACGGGCTTTACGCTCAGCATCGCTCAAAATGGAAAAGCCACAGGCAAAGCAATGCTTCCCCATGCCTTCTCCGTAATTGACAAGGTTATCCCCTGCTGTGTCATGTCCCGCTTTACGACATTGTGGGCATGGCTCGTTAGAAATCATCAACCCTCCTTAAACTTCACCTCACGCCCACTCATCGCAAGCAAATCATAAAGTTCTTGTGCAATCTCTTTCCGGGTCATGTCCGTTCTTATGTCAGCAGCAAGCCCAGAGCCACCCTTCCAGTTAGTTGCCCACACTTGTACACCATCACCGTGCACCTCAATTTCAAATTTATCTTGCATCAATCCCCCACTATCCATACCAAGCTATAGCACCACAAGTTTTACAAACATCGCTGTACGTACTGTCAACCACCCATTCACAACGACTTACTAAAGGATTTCCGTCTTCATCTTCAGTGTGCCCTTGCTGTACCCAATATGAGTCTTGACACAACTCCTCTTTATTAGTTTGATAACCCATCAACCCTCCCACTCATCCACATCGACACCCGTACTCAAAAGCAAATCGTACATCTCTTGTGCAGTGCCTTCCTCATCACCGCCTGCATCGAAGTAGAATGCCCTCACAGATTCATCCTTAAGCAGCGACACGGTGATATATCCATCTTCGATATGAATCTTATATTTGTTCATAAGGCCCCCTAAGCCATTTGATACAAGTCACCAATTTTGTTCACAAGAGCGTCATATTTCTTTTGCAGGCTAGCTTTATCCCTCAACAGATCGTC